CAATTTGTCCATAACCATAATTATACAGGCTTTGGATTTATTGGTCAATAGAACCCATAAATACATGACTATGCCACGTTTGAGCCTTTACCGCCCTAATAGAACCAGCGATTATCAGTTTTTTGATCGTACCATTGCTGAGATGTTCACTGTGGGCGGCCTTGACATTTATGTCCACAAATACATTGGTCCTATTGTAGCACCAGATCAGGCCAACAATCCAGGCGATGCTACCTTGCCTGTTTACGACAGTTCAAATCCGTTATTCATTGAAGATCTGTTGCTGTTGGAAAATAGAGACCGTGCTTATGATCCTGATGTTTATATCATGCGCGGTGTTTATCGCACTCAAGACATTGACTTTGACCTTACACAATTTGGCCTGTTCTTAAACAACGACACCTTGTTTATCACGTTTCATTACAACAACATGATCGATACCTTGGGACGCAAGCTCATGTCAGGTGATGTGATTGAAGTTCCCAACTTGACCGACTATCACCCGTTAGATAGAACCATACCCAAGGCTCTGCCCAGATACTATGTGATCCAAGACGGCAACTATGCTTCAGAAGGATTTAGTCAAACCTGGTTGCCACACACCTGGCGTATCAAGGCCACTCCAATGGTCAATGCTCAAGAGTTCCAGCAGATCATCAATCAGCCATTCATGCCAGAAAATATCTGGGATCCGGGCAATTTTTATCCTGCCAACACTATTGTAAATGATGGCAATACCTACTACCAGGCCAACGGCAATGTGCCGCCTGGTGCTGGCATTACTGATGTAAATCCTTCAACCGGACAGCCTTACTGGACGCCAACCACACCCACCACAGTGGGCGACAAGATGAGCACTCGCAATAAAGATCTACAGATCAACGATGCGTTATTGGTTCAAGCTCAAGCCGATGTGCCGCTCAGTGGCTACGATGTAACTAAATTTTATATCCTGCCTACCAATGCCTTGGGCGATCCCGAAGGTGCAGGATCCAACACTTCAGATTCTGATCTTGGTTCTTCCTCAGAAGCAGGCGGCTTAGGTTCAACACCGACCAGCTTTGGTTATACCATGGGTTATCTCACCGGAGACGGTCAGGCACCAAACGGTTTGCCAGTTACTCCAGGTGTGAGCTTTCCGCCCAATCCGGTCGCAGGTGACTATGCCTTGCGGCTGGATTACTTTCCCAATAGGCTGTTTCGCTACAATGGTCGTTCCTGGTCAGCCATCAGTGACAGTGTAAGAACTGATCTTGACATGGCCACAGGTGCTCTTACACAACGGGCCAGCTTTGTCAACAACACCTACACAGTCAGCACCACCGATCAAGGCAACATACCTAGCCGTCAGAGTCTCAGCCAGATACTTAAACCGCAGGCTGACAACGGTAACCAGGGCGGCGACTTGCCACCTAATCCAAGACCACCAGGACGATAATGGCACAATATTTTTATGACGAACAGATACGTCGCTTCTTGCTACAGTTTGCTAGAATCTTTAGCAACTTTCAAGTAGAATACGGCATCAACGAATCAGGTAAAAACGATACCTTGATTCGCGTGCCGGTGCGCTATGGTGATGCCAGTCGTCAGGCCCAGACCATTATACAACAAAATTCGGCCAACGACATGCCGTCAACACCCCTGATGACATTCTATATCACAGCCTTAGACTACGATCGTCCACGTATTCAAGAGCCTAACTTTGTCAACACCATGTTGGTGCGACAACGCACTTACGATACCAATACCGACAGTTGGGAAACTACACAAGGCAACGCATTCAACATTGAGCGTCTCATGCCAGTTCCCTACAAGCTGACCATAGCACTAGACATCTGGACTTCAAATACCAATCAAAAAATGCAGATCCTAGAACAGATCCTGGTCCTGTTCAATCCAGCACTAGAAATACAAAGCACCGACAGCTTTATTGACTGGACCAGTTTGACTGTGTGCAATCTTGAAAATGTCAAATGGTCCAGCAAAACGATTCCAATTAATCAAGATAATCCCATTGATGTGGCCACCTTGACCTTTAGCATACCTATTTGGATTTCAAGTCCAGCCAAGGTCAAGAAGCTGGGCGTGGTAGAACGAGTTATTGCGTCGGTATTTGATGCCAACGGTGATGCTTCAAATGCTGTATTGGACAACGACCTGTTGATGGGCACACGTCAGGCCATCACACCATTTGCATATCAGGTCTTACTGATTGGTGGATCTGTGGGCACTGTAGGACGATTACAAGTCCTAGCTCAAGAGCAAGTGGTAGATCAAAGCAATGCCAGTTTGATACCACCTGATAGTCCAGCCAGTAACTTGCTGTGGCACAATGTGGTCGGCATGTATGGTACCTTGCGAGATGGCATCAGTTACATCAAGCTAGAACAGGACGATGGATCTGAAGTGGTTGGACATGTGACTTATGATCCAACCGATGATAGATATCTGCTGTTCAGTGTAGACTCTACCACTGTGCCCAGCAATACTTTACCACCTGTGGATGCAGTAATCAATCCCCTGGCCAGTGGACCTGGTGCTGGTCTGGCTCCGGCTGCTGCAGGACAAAGATACCTGTTTACCGAGGCTACTGGCACCTACAACAACGGCTATGCTGATGCCTGGGCTGGTACCAGTGGACAGCCACTGGTGGCCCGTGCCAATGACATTGTGGAATATGATGGCGCTCGTTGGCAAGTTTCTTTTGACAGCACTTCAAGTCCAGATAATATACAGTATGTCACAAATATCACTACAGAAATACAGTATGAGTGGATCCACAATGCCTGGATCAAGTCGTATCAAGGTCTATATCCTGGAGGCGCATGGAGTCTAGTATTATAAAAGCAGTGGGTGTTTGGTTTTATACTGTTGATACTCATCGCTATCTGTATCTCATGCGCAACGATCCCAAACATCCGGGGTCGTGGGGCCTGCCTGGTGGACGTGTAGAGCCTGGCGAAACCTTGATGACTGCTATCACTAGAGAATGTGAAGAAGAAATGGGTGTCATGCCCAACTACATTCGTATGATTCCATTGGAAAAATTTACCACAGTAGACTCAGGATTTGAATACCACACATTTTTTTGTATAGTCGATTCAGAATTTCAACCCACTCTAAATCATGAACACATTGGTTATGCCTGGATTGATTCGGGCACATGGCCCAAACCCATGCACCCAGGCTTATGGTCTACAGTAAATTTTGAAGCAGTCCAAAGCAAGATCTTGACCATCGAATCCAGTGTTCAGATATCGCAGTAGCCAATAAACTCGCGATAAGTGGTAGTTTGAACATTGAAACAGTTTAACCATTCGTCAAACATGGCAGTTTTTTCACCAACCAAGGTAAACTGAGTTCCAGGATAGGCCTGGAATATGCTGGCAATTTGAGCTACCCAATCCTTGTGTTCGGATTCAACATAATTGTTATAGCCCAACAAGAAAATTTCTTTATGTCCATCAAAGGCAGCCAAGTATACTATAGTGGCCATGTCAATCATTTGAACCCCATAAGGTATTAGATAGAACTGTCCAGGATAACGAATACAGTTGCGGGGTGTGGTATACACAATGTTGTTGACTGGGTATTCGGTTTCTATCAAAGCAGATAGTTTATCATTGTGTGTTTCTACTGCAAAATCTAAACGCATTTCCTGAGCAATAACTCCGGTGCCATAAGTTTGTAATTTTTTACTGCCCATGAGCCCGCCGCGATGGCGTTGCAACATGGTATAGTCAAATGTGTATCCGGGTCCAATGCTGGGATGATCTACTCTGCTGCCAATACAGGCTGCACGTCCCGAGATATGTTGGTTAATGATAGGGTTTGGGATCCACTCACGTGTTTCGCTTTTTTTACCGCCGGACCATTTGGTTTCAAGTATAACAAATTCGCCGGCGTAATCATCTCTAAATCTAGCTTGCATTATGTCCTTCCTACGGCCACTTCGATAATGCCGGGCTCGTTTGAGTTGTAGTCTTCCAGCGCCTTGCCCACAATACAGCCAGGCTCGTATAAGTCTCGATTCATAGCTTGTGCAGTTCCAGGAATACGGCTTGACACTAGACGATCGCCCTTGCGTATGGTTCCTACCACTTGACACGGAACTCGTCCAACTAAGGCCACTTCTACTGAATTGTTTTCACAAGCAATGGTGCTGTTCATTAAGTAGCTGGGATTGGTACTAATAATACCAGCTACTCGAGTGCTGTGTGTTTCCGTGGTGATAGTAACTTCTTGATCTCCGCCAAACTCGACCACAGTACCAGGTGTGTAGGTTGCGTCGGCGCAATACATCTCTGCCAAGTCAGCGTATTGTGCGCTGGTAGCTCGAGCATATATGGTGTTGAACTGATTGGTTGACGAACCAATGTTGGCCGTAGCATTACCGGTTGGTAAAATACTTCCGCCAGCTGTAATAGTGCCGCCAATGCTTGCAACGCCAGCTGTAAGTATGTTGCCGTGTATGGCATTACCTGTTGAACTCATTACTCCGGCGGTAAGAATGTTGCCACCAGTAATATTGGCGGTAGCTGTAATGGCACCGGTAGAACTTACTACACCAGCTGTTAGGATATTGCCACCGGTGATGTTGGCGGTAGCTGTAATTACGCCAGCTGTTAGGATATTGCCACCGGTGATGTTGGCGGTAGCTGTAATTACGCCAGCTGTTAGGATATTGCCACCGGTGATGTTGGCGGTGGCGCTGAATGTTCCAGTTGTAGCTATTGCGTTGGTAGTGTTGTTGAAAGTCAATGCCGCAGAGCCAGCAAAAACTCCATTGTTGTTATACTGTATTTGAGTGTTGGAACCGCCAGGTGATCCACCGCCACCACCGGTAAAGGCCGCACCGTTGGCATAAAAGTATGCGCCAGCCAAGACGTTGCCACCTATTACGTTAGCAGTGGCACTGATTAGGCCACCTGTTAGGATATTGCCGTGTATGGCATTGCCAGTTGAACTTATTATACCCACTGTGGTGATATTGCCACCAATCACATTGGCCGCACTAGTGATAGTGCTGGTTGCTGAAATCAATCCAGCTGTTAAGATATTACCACCGGTAATGTTGGCTGTGGCACTTACTTGACCTGCTGTGGTGATGTTGCCACCAATCACGTTGGCAGCTGAAGTAATGGTACCAGTAGCACTGATCAATCCAGTTGTGCTCAAGTTACCACCTGTGATGTTGGCTGTGGCCGTGATTAGGCCAGTTGTCAAGACATTACCACCTGTAATATTGGCCGTGGCACTTACTTGACCTGCGGTGGCAATGTTGCCGCCTGTAATGTTGCCTGATACACTCAGCACACCAGTAATGTATTCGCCGGTGCTGGCAAACACCGCCACGTTGCTGACTCCGCCTATGGTTATGTTGGCATTGCCGTTGGCTGTGCCAATGTTGGCTTCTGAGGTACCGCTGAATATGCGACTGGCACTGAAACCAGTGGCATAGTAAATGTTGGCATTTAGATAGTTGCCGTTGATGTTGCCGGTGGCACTGAGCAGTCCCGAGGTAAGAACATTACCAACTGTGATGTTACCAGAAACACTTTCTGTTCCTTTGACCACCGTACCACCGGATGTTACAATTAACACATTAGGTGTTCCGCCCGAACTGATGGTCACGTTGGCATTTGAGTATACTGTTACGTTGCTGGTACCGCCCTGTATAGCATTGGCCAGGTAGTTTTGTGTAAAGGTAAGAGCTGTAGTGCCAATGGTGATTGGATTGTCAGTGATCAACTTCCATTGTGTGTCAGCATAGATTAGGCCTTCGGTGACCATCACAATCATGCCGGCATCTATTTCGCCGGTTTGGTTGGCGTCTGTAGTTCTGGTCCAGGTACCGTTGGATCCGGATCCGGCTGTGCTTACATAATACAGGCCATTTTGGCTTGGTGTAGATTGTGCCGTAACCAGCACGCGATCACCATTACTGAGAGTGACTCCGTCAACTACAGATGGCGCTCCGCCGGCCAAGGTAATATTGGCGACTGTGACCACCCGTGTGGCCTGTTTGTAGTCCAGGTTGTATATCTGCGCTGCACGCGGTCTAGTTAAGGCCATAGTTGATCCATAATAATACAATATTTAGCCAAAAAAATAGGACTGCGAACAGTCCTATTTTTGGGTTACTGCTGTGTATTAGAAGCGTCCGACTACCACTTCAATAACACCCACATCGCCGTCAAAGTTGGCAAGAGCTTTACCAATCACAGTACCGACAGCAGGGAACTCTTCACTGCGTGCTGTTCCGTCGCCAGCTGACACCATTAAGTCGCCCTTGGCAACAGGTCCTGTTACACGAGTTGGTACACGACCTGTTAAGGCCACAGCAACAGTATTGTCAGCAACTAGACCACTGTTCATCAAGTAGCTTGGGTTTGTAGAAACAACACCTGCTACAGCCGAACTCATGTCTTCGGTACTGAGTGTGACTTCTTCGTCGCCACCAAAGTCAACCACTGTGCCAGGCTCGTAAGCGGCATCGCCTGCATACATCTCTGCCAAGTCAGCGTATTGTGCTGATGTTGCTCTAGCAAATACATAGTTGAACTGGTTGGCTAAAGAACCAATGTTGGCCACAGCATTGCCGGTTGCTATGATATTGCCGGTCAACACAATGTTACCACCTACGCTGGCAATACCGGCTGTCAACAAGTTACCACCTGTGATGTTACCACCTGCACTTACTTGACTAGCTGTGGTAATATTGCCACCAATCACGTTGGCAGACGAAGTGATAGTGCCTGTTGCACTGATCAATCCGCCAGTCAACAAGTTACCACCTGTGACGTTGCCCGATACAGAAACAGTGGTTCCTGTGTGGTTAGTAGCACTAATATTACCACCGGTAATGTTACCTGTTACAGATGCTGTTCCAGTTGTGACTGTGCCAGAGGATGTAACAATCATTGTATTGGAACCGCCGGCTGTGATTACTGCATTGCCGTTTATGCCAGCAAATTGGTAAGCACTTGTTCCATCAGTAATGCTGGTAACTGACAATCCTGCAGCACCAATGTTGGCAAGAGTAGAACCGTCACTGGTATAAACACTAAATGTATTACCGCTAGATTGTAACTGCAATCCACCTAGGTAAATTGTGCTACCGCTGACATACAGACTCTTCCATGTGTTGGTTGCGCTACCCAATGTGAAGGCTGCATTTGAAGTAGGAATAATGTTACCAGTTATGTCTAATTCGCCCTGGCCTGCTGCACCGTTGGCAATGATCTGACTTTGATTGTTGTAGATTGCGCTAACAGTAGATGTGGTAGCCAATTCACGAACGTCAATCTGATCACCCACAGCAGGAGCTTCTGTAAAGGTCAGCACGCTGGCTGTGGAGTTGCCGGTTACAGCATAAGCACCTGCCACGTTGCCGGTTGGAATCTGCACAATACCGTTGATGGATACCAAGGTAGCCGCACTGGTCAAGTTGGCTGTGGCCAAAGTGAA